GCTGCTGCAGTATTCACAATTAAAAATTCTCCAATGAAAGTGTCATTGGCGCTGTAATGCACGCGAAGAGTCACTTTGGCTGATCTATAAAGTGCGTGAGGATATTCAAAGGCTGTGTAGGTTTCAGAAGTAGAGCTGACTGCTTGTGTATATGATCCGTCAAGTATGGAGATTTTTACTCTCTCAATATTGTCCACTTGCAGAGCTATACTTTCTTCCACTGATAATCTCTGAGTGGGATTTGCGGTACCTATTCCAAAGTTACCAAATGAATCTAAGATTGCAGTGAATGTTGTGGTGCCACCATCAGGAGTGGTAAAAAATCCCACTGTGCCTGGCACTGCGCCTGGCGCTACTGGATTGCCGCTGTCTGCTTCCACAGATGCAAATAATCCGCTGCTTACTCTATAGGCTGTGCCGTCATAGCCCAAAAATGTCATGCCACCTATTGGATCACCTTGTGTGAGAATTGTGGGCACATTCAAAGTGCCTCTGCTGGCTTCAATTTCTATAGCGTCTGAAGACACACCATCTGTCAGAGCTGACACTCTAATGGATTTGTTTGTGAGCACTGGTGCTTTTATTCTTAGGCCTACACCGTTGGCAGAATCATTCACCCCAATCTGCACAGTGTCTAAAGCGCCTGTCACAGTGACCACATTGTTTTGAATCACCACACTGCCATTGGAGAAATAATCCGTTGCAGGATTGGTGCTCAATAAGAGCGTGCCTGCGGTGTCGTAGATGTCTGCTTTGATTCTTTTGGTTATGCCATCCACCATCACTGTGGAGTCATCTCCAAACACTGACCCTTTAAGATCACCTGATACATCACCACTTACATCGCCTGTTAAATTTCCTGTGACGTTGCCGGTCACATTGCCTGTCAAATTGCCTGTGACATTGCCTGTGATTGCTGCAGTCACAGTGCCGCTGGCATTCACATTGGTGAAAAAACCATTGTTCCAACGCAGTGCTGATGTGCCTAAAGTTCTTGTGTTGTTTGCATCTGGAGTGATGTTGCTGGCTACTCCTGTGAATGACACAGTGCCTGTGTCCACTGCCACGCCGCCCACTGTGGAACCATCACCCACGTACAACTCTTTGGTATCCGTGGTGTAGATCAGTTCTCCTTCTGCTGGAGTTATGCCTAATCGCTGTGCATCTGTGCCGCGTCTAAGTTTGAATGCCATATGTTTCTTGTGTAAATTACAATGTATTTATGCTGACTACTAGCAATGCAAACCGTTTGATCTTTACTTTTTTAGGAACTTTTTGGTGCGTTTTTCAATGTCCTGTTTAACTTTGTCAGTATCCAATCTAAAATCCACACTTTTAATGCTTTTGCTGTAGTTTTTAAACAGCTCATTCAGTGTGTCTTCCAGGTTTTCTTTCTCCTGTTTTTTGTGGTTTTTTTTCACTTTGATGTCCCATTTTTTCCCATCATTGAATGTGACTTTGATGCTGAGCAGATACTGTATGGGAATGGCCTTAACAGTAACTTCATTGAATACGTCAGGCCATTTGTCCACCACATTCTTCGGCAGTTGTTTTTTGTCAAAAAGCACCACAACTGAGCCTATTCTGTAGATTCTTTTGATTTTGCTTTGAGCTCGTCCGCTTGTTTTCTCAATCTAGCAGCTTCCTTGTACAGTCTGTCAGCATCACTTCTCAATTTGGCTGCCAGCTGATCATCAGTCATCACAGTTTCGTTCTTCAATGATTCCAGCACTGGATTCACTATGCGTTTTGCTTGTGAATTGGCTGGAGTTTCTTTGTCAGCAGTGATGGCCAGTTCAGCAATTTTTAAACCTTTTTGCTGAGCTATGGCAGCATTTAAAGCATCCAAACTGATGTTGGTGACTGGATTGGGAGTCATTTCTATTTCGTTGGCTTTGACTTTTTTCATCAATCCTTTCACATGAAATCTAGCCAGCATGATGGAACCATCACCCAGTGAGGTACGGGCCATGGCTTCGGCCAATTCATACGAACTTTGACTGGCAGAGCTGTGTATCAGGTCCATCAATCTTGTATGCTCGTCTGTGTCCAATTCACTGGTGGGTACCACCAATGCGTATTCTGGATCACTGGGCAGCACTCTATACACCACTCCCACCACTTCTTTGTTGTGTTTGAATCGGCCCAAATGTTTGACTTCAGACATTTTTATTCTCACTTCCTGCAGTGGTTGCTGCGGGACCAGTGGTTTTGGCTGCTGCTGCCTGCTGTGCTTGAATAGCATTGAGAAATGCTTCCAATTTGTTGTAGGTGGTGCCCACAGCCTGCATTTCGCCTGCCTTGAAAGCGCCCCTTTGTGATGCCACATCTATGATGGCTTTGATTGTGTTAAGATCCTGCACAGTGAGATCACTGGCTGCACCAGCTGGTGGTGTGGCTGCTTTTGGCATGACCATACTAGTGGTTGCAGTAGGATTCGCTGCAGGATTTTTATTTTCGATTGTCATTAGAGTTACTCCTTGTTTGTATATACGAAATTATTTAACTTCGTAGTATGTGTGGGCAACTCAAACTGAATATTGTGACTTCTTTTGGATCTTCGAAACCAATTTTTATTGCGTACTCTGCTCGTTTTTCTTCTGTGTTCACCAGCACTTTGCCAATAAAAAATCTACTCTTGAGATTGTTGTAGATCCATCTGCTGACTTTTTCTTCCACAGAGTAATCAAATTTGATTTCAATTATTTTGAAATGAGGCAGACACTTTTTGGTTCGTCTAGTACCAAAAAAATTATGTGGATTTGGTTCACCTGTTTTCTGCAGCATCTATTCCTCGTAGTTGACGCTGACTCCAAACGGTGCTTTGATCTTCTTTTCAAATGGATTATTGATGATAAACAGAGTGTCACAGTAGTCTGGATCACCCCAACTGCCCCAAGGTAAACCATCAGTGAACACTATGAGTTTTTTTGGCATTATGTTGTTTTCTTTCATGTAGTCCCAATTGGCCATGAATTCAGTGCCCCCACCACCTTCTAATTTGTATTTGGATATATCATCATCATATGGAGTAAAATCTTTTTCATTATAGATTTCAGTATCGAAAGTCCAAACTTTAATCTTGTAATCTTTGTATTGATCCATGATTCCTTTTACTTCAGTGAGGAAAGTTTTCAGTTGATTGTTGTCTATGCTGCCGCTGGCATCTATTGCCACACAAATATCTATGGTGTTTTCAAACTGTGAACCTGGCAGTACCACATTGGTGTGCCAGCCCTTTCTGCTGGGTCGAGTGAAACTGTAATCGCTTTTGATTGAACTTTGTATTTGAGTTTGTAGTAATTCTCTCCAACTCATTTTAGGGTTAGTTAGATTTTCTACAATTCTTTGTATTTCAGCAGGTAGATTGCCTGCACCAGCTGCTTGTGCAGATTGCAGTATGGAATCTTTTATTTCGTCTCGAATCTTTCTCAGCTCTTCTTTAGAGTAAGCTGGTTTCTTGTCACTATCGGGCTTGGAATTCTTTCCATTTTGTTTTTCCCAGTCCACATGTTCATCCAACAGTTGTCCCAGTTTCTCTAATTGTTTGTCATCATATTTTTTATACAATTCATCATAAACTCTTTCAGAACTCCAGCCTTCATACTTGAAGTCTTGAAATATAGGAATTTTTTTAGGCTGCTTGCCTATGTTATCACGCACCAATGTGTTGTTTACCACATAATCACAGGCCACATTGTAGATGTTTCTATCTCTGTCTTCTGCTCTTGTGATATGATCAAACACACAATGCAATATTTCGTGAGCAATTACAAATTCGATCTCTCTCGTATCAAGTTTATTAAAAAATTTTGTGTTGTAATACAGATTTCTACCATCTGTGGCAGCAGTTGGACACCATTCATCACATTCTTGAATGCCCAATCTTGTTGCCATGTTGCCGAAAAAAGGATGTCTCAGCAGTAAACCAATTCTTGCTACAACAATTTTATCTAGTACTTCTTCCTGTAGTTTCGAAAGTTTTTCTTTTTTATTCATAAGTGCCATCTTTAAATGCGGGGTATGTGTTCACACCCCGCAAGCTGATTTACTCAGTAGTTTTTTGTGCGGCAATGACATACTTGCCGTACTTTTCATGGAACTCATCGAAGCACTTGATACTGTCTGGATCAATTGGCAATTGATATTGTGTCAATGCCACCTTGATACCCATGACCACAATTTCTGTGTCAAAGTTATCCATAGCAAATCTAAGAAATCTATTGACTTTCTCATTAAATTTCTTATCTTTCTTATCACTTGCTTCTTTCAGTTCGTAGCACAATGAGACTGTCAAGGAATACATGGCACTGATTTCTCTAGTCTTCATTTTTTCCACCTTACCCAACAGTATGTCCGAAGGATTAGGTAGATCTTTTGCTACTTTCCTGTGAGCCATGAATTTTACTGCTAATCCTTCGCCCACCGCACCGCTCACTAGGTCCGATGTGACACTCTCATCAATTTCATCTGTAAGTAATTCACTTACAAATGTCCAACTGCGTGGAGTTGCAAAGGATCGACCCGAATTTTTAGGGTCGAAATCATATAAATCTTTCTTACTGAATGTGAGAAAACCCACCACATCCTTGTGTATGTTGTGTGACACAGCCCATTGAAACCAGTCTTCAAAATCCACTTTCATTTCAATGTGTATGAATCTATTGGCTAAAGGAGCTGGCATTCTGTACACAATACCCCTGTCAACTTCTCTGTTGCCTGCTGCAATGATAACCACATTGTCAGGCAATTTGTATGTGCCCACTCTGCGATTCAATATCAATTGATAGGCAGCTGCCTGCACAGCAGGTGCTGCTGAATTCATTTCGTCTAAAAATAATATAATTTGTTTGTGTTTCTTTGCCACTGATTCGTTTGGCAATTCACTTGGAGGCGCCCAAACCATTTGTTTGTCATTGGAATCAAAATATGGAATGCCTTTGATATCTGTGGGTTCCCACAGACTCAATCTTATATCAATTACATGAGCTTCGATTGCTTCTGCTATTTGATGCACAATATCAGACTTGCCTATGCCTGGTGCTCCCCATAAAAATATAGGTCTTCTCTTTGTGATTGCGTGTCGTATGCTGTTTTTTGCCTGATTAGGTCCTAACTGCCTAACCGCTAAACTGTCTTTATCTTTTGCCATGTTGCTCCTTGTTAAATTATATACAGTATAGCATCACCCTATGTCAAAGTCAAACTATATTGTGTCGAAATATGAATTTTGTGGATAAAAAAAGTCAACAAAATCAATGATGTATTATTCAACAAAATAGCGGGTCACTCCTGTGTGAAAGGTCTTTGCATGGCTTTCACCAGTCCATACTTTCTTATATCACCTGAAAACAAGTGCAATTCTATGGCTTTTTTTTCATTGGTAACTATGATTCCATCTGCTGCCACATAATAAGGGCAATCAATGAATTTATCTAGAAACAATATGACCTGAGTGGTGATAGTGAAATCTTGTGGAAAAGGCACATCATAGGTTTGCATGTCCAGTTTGTCTGTGATAAATTTAAGGCCTTCTTCAGACAACCTCAATCCACCATGCTGTTTGGATTTGGCACTACGCCACCATTTTGGCATATATTCCGCCAATGAATTGTCAGTGACAGATATGTTAGCTTGTGTGAGAAATATTTTAGTGTAGGTGCTTTTCCAGTCCATTATTTTTCAGTCACAGTCTCGCCCTTGTTCAGCTTGACCACCGAAAAATCCTGCACATTGAATAGAGTGTTCAATTTCTTAGCAAGGTTAAATGCATGACCTGGATTGCTGAAGGATACTTTTTTGTACTTGGGCCCTGGATAGTTGGTGGTCACGTTGGACGATTTCAAATTGAAAGGCTTGTCCTTGTAAAACACTGCCCAGATGGCTTCTGCTTCCAAAATCTGTTCTGCTTTGTAGTCTTTCTTGTTTACATTTTCCAAAAGAACTACTGGTTTGGGTCTACTCATATTTTCCTTGCATGTGTGAGTTATACACATATATTTATCTGTCTTGTACCAAAAAAAATAGTGTTTAAATCAATTATAAAGCCAATACAAGGGCAATAATAGTGGCTGCTAAGGCCCACATACACACAGGATAAAAAAGTGCAACTTTGATGTCTATTTGATATTGTTGTAGATTTTCACCAAAAATGTCTGGTGCTGCAGCATATGGATTGAAGTTATTGTCGGGCAGATTTGTTGATGCCAACTGTTCAATTTCTTTGTCAGTAATCACAGTTTGCCACCATCCATTTGTATTTGTATGGTGTCTTCTTTGTCTTTTTTAGCCAGCAATTGTTCATAATCACCTGCTAATCTGCTCATCACAATGCCTAAGGTGTAGGCCACGCTTTTTGCAGATTGAATATCCAATCTGATCTCTTTTTGTTGACTTTGATCTGCTGCTTTGATCTGCTGTATCAGCTGCTGCAGCGGCGCTGTGTTAATTGGTTGTGTCATTGTTGTAAGTCTCCTGTTTGTTGGCACTGCTCAATTCCTGTCGCATTTCCAACACAGTTTTGAACGGGCCTTTGTTGGGATATCTTTCTATGGTGACCAATTTGGGGCAGTAGCTCTTGACCCAACCTTTTTCAAACTTGATTATGTAGTAGCCAGCACAGTATAAAGATCTTGATTTTTTACTCTTGGTGAACAATGGCAATTGTTTTTTGACATCGAATATAGGATTGCATGGTTCAAATCTTGTGGGATATCCATACACCACATTCTTGTCCACTATTTCTGCTGTGGCCAAGTGTCCAGTGGTGCCCCACAGCCAATCATTCTTGAATTCCTGCTTGAGTTGTTGCTCATTATCAAACATTCTGGTGCCTGTGGCACAACTGAACATGTATCTATGATCGTCCTGTCTGCACAAAGTGCCTAATTTTTCGCCATTGGATTCCACTATCCAGAATTTACCTTCCAATATGGGTTTTGCTACCACTGTCATGCTACCACTCCCTGTGTTTGTTGATATCTTGCATTCAATGGTTCAGCATACTGTTGAGCATTTTCTGCTATCTTAACCATGTCCCATTTGGCACAAAATCTCATTAACTTGATACCTACTTGGTCCACGGACTTTGTTTTTGCATTTTCTATCACTGTGTTTGCCATAATATTTTTAATCTCCTCTGGTTGTGATTTGAGATCACATAATACAACGTTTCTGTTGTAATCATCCAACACTCTGTGCTCAATGCCTTCATGATCCAACCATCTCTGCAACATCATGTTGTTCCAACTGAACCCTTTGGTTTTTCTATCCGCAAATGCTTCTGCCAGTCCCACTCTATTTTTTGTGCCTTTGGTCCTTACACCAGGAAAAGCACTAAAGATATTGTCAGTGGAGTCACCTCTCATGCATTTTTCAAACAATAACCATTCAGGATCTGGTGCTGCTTTATTTTCACCAGTTTTTTTGTCAATCACGTGTTTACCCTTGTGATCAAAATATCCTTCTTTACTAATGGTGATTTCTTGCACTCCATTGTATTGTTTTACATTGTCACAGATCAATTGAGCGAAATCGCTGTCAGTGCTCACAATCACATGTTGATCTCTAGGATGGGCCTGTATCCAAGCACTGATGCAGTCATCTGCTTCCAATCTAGTGTTGTGCAACACTGTGCAGTTGGTTTTAGATTGTATGTATTCTTTGAATGAATCAAATGTTTCCCAAAATAATTTTTCTTCTTCCTGTTCACGCGGAGTCAGTGCTGCTCTAGCATCGGACCTGTTTCTTTTGTAAGGAGGATAAAAATCCTTACGCCAACTGCGACCTTCCATGCAAAAAACCACATGACTGCCATTGAAATCTTTCCAAGCCTTTTTGATACTGTTCAAAGTAATGTGTATAGCCATTCCAATTTTGCTGTTGATATCACCTTCTACCACATGGCGTGCTCTAAAAAAAACGTTGGCTAAATCCACCAGTATGTAACTCATTAACTAACTTCTGATCTATCCTTGCCAAGTTTATTGACATTGATATAACCAGCTCCTCTTGTGGTGTCTTGACCTTGTTCATTCAGCACATTTCTTGTGACATCTTTGAACCAGCCTTCCACTATCTCTTCGTTGGTTTCACCTTTGTATCCAGCATCCAACAAGTCTTCTATGAAGGCGTTGTTCCAATCCAGTTCAAAAAAACCATTGCGTATGTTTTCTTTGTTCAAGTGTGTCTCCAGCACTGCTACCCAAGGTTTGCCTGCTTTGGTTGCTGCTTCTTTTTCAGCCATCAAAAGTTTGTGTCTATCAGTTTGTGGCACAGTTTTGTTTCTTTGAAAAATTTTCTTTATTTTATCTAGCATATTGTCCTCCTATGTTCCCCATGCATTTTTAAACAATGGCACCTGCAATCTGTCACTGTATCTGTAACCCATCTTCATTGCCATCTGAGCCACTGCGCGATTGTTCATGTAGTACACATTTTCTACTCCGCCCACTGGCATTAGATACACTGAGCCATTGAATCCTTTTTTTCTATACATATCTGTGACCTCAACAGCTTCATGCACATCATCAATATTGGCCACCACATATTTCAAATATGCGTGTCCCACTGATTGGTATTCAGCAATCACATCAGGTTTGATTGCGTCTTCTCTCTTTTCACCACTCACACTCAATTTAGCACTGACAGAAAATGTAATAGACTCTCTAGTTCTTCCATTTTTGTTACTCCATTTTATGAGATAATCTTTGAAATCTTTGTGTAGAGATTGAGTGCCATTAGTTTCAAATGTGATTTCTTTCAGCGGCTGCATGTGTTCATGTTCCAAAAGATCTGGATAGCTCTTCTGCCATCCCAGCAATGGTTCACCACCTGTGAATATGAAATGTTCATCCTGCCAACGATTGTTGGGCAATAAAGCCATTGTTCTTTCAGCTATGACATCTGATTGCAGCAGTGGTGACAAATGTTTGAATCTTGGATCCCAAGAAGCATAGCTGTCACAACCTGTGTCCACCAAAGGCAGTTCATTGTAAGTTTTAAATTTGTCTATGTCTCTGTGCACCAAATCATTCTGTGTGCTGCGTTCACCTTTGGGCATGCCGAATCCAGCACAGGTGAAATTACAGCCGAAAGTTCTCAAGAACACACTGGGCACACCCATGTATCGGCCTTCACCCTGTATGCTGTAAAACAATTCTGCCACTTTGATCTTGCTCATTATACCAGTTCTTCTAACACTCCCAACAGTTCAGCTGTGATAAACAGAGCACCGGCCCACACAAACATGCCAAACACTAGACTGATACCTGCTATAATTCTTATTCCACTTTTTACCAATGAAATATAAAAATGTCCGTTGCTGATAGATTTAGGTTGTGCTTTCATTTTTTATTTCTCTCAATGGTATTATTGTGGACGAATCAGTGTAATCATTACCTGAATCTTGATAATCTCTATTCACTATTTCTTTAATCAACATACCATTTTTTACCTTGTATGTGATCAGTTCCTGTTTGATTACTCCGGTTGTATCACCTTCAAATGCTGCGTAGAATGGTCCATCTTTATTCATATGTGTCTCCTATCTTGGTGCAAATTGTTGTTGCAAATTAATATTGTCCATGAATTCTTTTTTAGTACCAACATCATCTTTGAAAGCTCCTTTTAACACAGTGGTTTGTGTGAGTGAACTGTGTGCCATTATGCCTCTATTTTCGCAACAGCCATGTGTGGCCTGTATGTACACTCCTAAATCTTTAGCCCCAGTGGCTTTTTGTATTTCGTCAGCGATGCTGTTGCACAGTGCCTCCTGCAGTGTGCCTCTCCTAGCACACCATTGTGCTATTCTTGTGTATTTGCTCAATCCTATCACTTGACCGTTGGGTATGATGCCAATGTATGCCACACCATTTACTGGTTGATGGTGATGACTGCACACAGATTTTAATTCAGAACGTATCACCAGCATTCCTGTGTAGGCGTGTTCACCCACATTGGGGAACGCAGTGGCATCTGGTCTCGATTCATATCTACCACTCATTAACTCTGTGAGATACATTTTGGCCAATCGCTTGGCAGTGTTTTTGCTGTTGGGATCATTATCTGTGTCAATCACAAGACTGTTCAACACTGATGCGAAAGACTGAGCCAATTCTTGTTCTAACAATGGCAGTTCTCCCTGCTCTATGTGTGCTGCAATGTTGTCATTGGCATGAAATTTAGCTCCAGCCGCAGTCAATCTTTGTTTGATCTTTTCAGATACTTTCATAGTAATGTTTATACCCTGTTATTTTAACAGATATGCTCCAGTTTGTCAATTATTTCCAACAGTAGTTTTTGGTTACCCTCCTCTGTGTAATGATTCACATCACCTCTGTATTTAGGCCACAGTGCAAAACATTCCATCTTGTGTTTCTCTATAGACCAAAATGCAGCATCAACAAAATGATCCACAGCCAAATAAGGCACAGTGATCAAACGATTGATCTCCTGTCTCAACAGGCTGTAGATGTGTTTTTGATACTGGTCATCATAGTGATGCTTGAACCAATTTTTGGCAGCTTTCAGTGCGGGATTGAACCAATCACTTTTGGCTGCAATGTCTGTGTAGATGAGATCACAGTCTTTGTGCAGTCCTGTGGTGTGTATGGGATGATGTCTGGTGTGTACTCTGCTCACACTGGTGTGACACACAATTACGGCATTGTACAATGACATATCCTGCTGTCTAATCTGTTGCAATATTTTATATTCTCCCACGCCTGCTTGTGCCACGTTGGTCACTTCAAATTTTTCTTTCAACAGAGTGGGCCAACCAACATTGCTGTTGGGCCAATCGCAGGCAAAACTATCGCCTGCTATGAGGATTTTTGATTTTTTAGCCATGGTATAAATTTAGTTGCAATCAACTGGTGATATTCTTTGTTGTAATGTTCTTGATCACTAATAAAATACTTGTTGTGATCAATATTTTCTGATTTGAAATACTCTTCTATGGACATAGAAGATATAACAGTGTGGTTCAGTTCACCATAGTAGTTGTAATTGTTAGGTAATTTTTGCCTTTCTCTCATGTTGAAAAGATAGCATTTGATATTTCTTTTTTCACACAGACTGTTCCAAATGTATATGTTTTTGTAAAATTCTCTCTGTTCCAAATGTGTGTTCATTTCAAAAAACATTTTTACCTGCATATATGTGTGTTTGCGCAGGTCCGGAATCATCAATCCTTTTTCATCTGTGTAGCTGATGCCTACAAAATTTTTATAGTCATCCTGTGTGGGCTTGTTGAACAATTGAAATTTATCACCTTTAGTGGTGAGATCCACGTAGATATCTACATTGTGTTTGCCAGCGTGTCTCCATGTGCCAGAAGATGTAAAAAATAATTGCTTGGTGAAATAATCTACTGGTATGGAATCCGTAGACAAACTGCCATCAAAAGCCAACATAAATCTATTGAAAGCACTCATCAACACAAAAATTTCATCTATATCATTGTATTTTTTCAACATGGCATAGATCCAATCTGTGTAGGCACTGTTGGTGGTGCCTGGCATTGCATACACCACTGTAGGACGATTGTTGTTTTCTATGCTGTATAATTCAGCATAGTTGTTGTCCTGCCATAAATCATAACTGCCCGGGCCCACTTGATTGGGTTTGGTCACATACCCACACACATGACTGTCACCTATGAACAAACTTCTACTCATGTGCAGTGTAATCTCCTTTGCCGGGTATCACATGTCTCACTCCGCCTTTGGGATTTTCACAATCTCCTTTGCGTCGTGGAATCAGATGCACATGCGGATACATGCATGTCTGCCCTGCTGCTGTGCCCATGTTTATGCCAATATTATAGCCATCGCAGGTGCCTTTCTGTATGTTTTCATTGGCCACCTTCAGTGCCAAATCAAAACATTTCATTAGATTTTTTTGATTTACCACTCTGGGCACTATCAATGAATGCCCCGGGGTCACCGGATAACCATCTTCAAACCACACACAGTCTTTCAACTCAAACAGTATTTTGGACCATGGTGCTCTGCCCTCCTGCTGAGCTTTTTGCAAAGTGTCTTCTTTCATCACCATTGCTCCCAAGGAAACACTATCCAGCGCGGATCTTTGACCTTGTCTATGTCGTAACCTTTGTAATCCAATTGTTGACATTCACTGTGTATATTATGCAGCAAAACACCAAACTTCAGACGGTCAGGTTTGCCAAAATTTTCTAAAATGTAGTTAAAAGTCGATCCTGTGTCATTGATATCATCAACAACTAATATTTTTTTCTGCCAAGCATATGCTTTTTCCAGCGCTGAAAGATCAGGTTTAATGTTGTGATCCCTAAGAGCTACATTCAATGTCACGTGTGGCACATTAAGTCTGTGTGAAAGGTAAATGCCTGGTATGCAGCCACCTCGATTGATGCCCAAAACTATTTGTGGCATTTGATCACTTTGAGAAATCTGTTGCATAATGTTCTCCAGTGCTTGGCGCATCTGTATGTGAGTGAAGTAGTTCTTATTGATTATTTTTGTTTCTGGATTCATAGTCATCTACACATATTTCATAAAGTGTTTTAAACTTTTCAAAAACTTTTTCAAAGCTCGGATACAGTTCGCACATTTCTTTGATCTTGTGTACACTAGGCAGTATGTCCACCCACAATTGAGGCAATTGATAATCTGCAAAATGCACGCCCTTCATAGCGTCTGCTTCGAAATCAATTGTGCCGCCGGACAGGTTCACTTGATTGGTGTAGGGCACTGTGATGCTGCTTGTGCCTAATCCAGACACATTTGCACTCCAAGTGGTAGTGCCTACGTTTATATCCAGTGGTGCAGTAAAAGTTTGGGACTCATCAGACATTTTGAATCACCTTGTACAACAGTGTGCCACTGAAAAATTTATGTTCTAATTCTAATTTCTGCTTCCATATCATGGGCGCATGTTTTTTGTAATTTTCAATATAGTCCACTATGACTGATTTGATCAATTCTTTGTGTTTGAAATAACCTTCTTTGGTCAATGTCCATTCGCTGGGATATTTGAAGTTGCTCAAAGCCATTTCTTTGTAGCTCAATCTATTTGGTATCATAGGAATCACTCCCAACACACAACCTTCATACCAACTGATGCCTAACGTTTCTTGGAGATTAGCACTGAATATTATTTTTGCTTTTGCCAGTAAATTATGATAATCATTTTTGTTTTGACACACATCAAGACATGTGATAAAACTGTATTTGGGTAACTCTTTGCTAAGATCCATAAAAATGTCATGCTGTTTTTCTGGAGCCAGTCTGTGTGGAAACAATATGATGTTTTCTTTGGTAATATTCTTGTATGTGGTAAGATCATCATCTAGATATTCCATAGGCCAGCCCACTCTGTACATTTTATTTTTTTCTGCCTGAGGAAAACTCTGTAAAAAGAGCTCTATGTGAAACTCAGTAGCAAAAAAATTATGATCAAACGCATTGAACATGGCTATCTCAGACTGTCTTACCCAAGGCTTGTCGCCTATCAATCTACCTAAGAAATCTTGAGGATCATAAGAACCTGCATGCCACATGCCCCCTATTTTGATCTTGATATTCAGCAGCTCTGCCATGTATTTCAATTGCAGTACTGTGGGATTCCATGCATCAGTGTATAGGAAATAGTCACCAGACTTGATTTCATTACGGCTAAACAGTTCAGCTATCTTTTGTATCTGTTTGGCTTTGTACACGTTGGTGTATCCAAAATTCAAAAAAGCACCTGGTGAAGCTGATTTCACACTGTCACCTCCACTGATCACCTGCACAGTCTTACCACAATGTTTCTTCAACTGCAGAGGCAGATGCTTTTTCCACTGTTTAGTGTATCTTGTTTCTACTTCTTCCAGATCAACCACATATATGGTCATATTTGCTCCTAATTCAATGTGACTGCATCAGCTTCAAATGTAATGCAGGCTCCATTTTCACCATCTTCACTCACGTCAATGATGATTTCTCTATTGGGATATCGTTCACTGATTTTAGCGTGCAGTTCAGTGGCCATCATTTCACAACTTTTATAATCTAAATTTAATATTTTTTCCTGATAATGTTTTAGCAGCCAACGTTTGAATTGTATGAATTCTATTTCTCTGTCATCGTGAAACACTTCAATTGCCACACGAAAATGAAACATGTGTCTGTGAGGATATCCTAAAAAACTCACATCATATTCATCACCCGTGGCCAATTTGGGGTCAGTCAGTGCAGCAGGATATTTGTGTATGCCTTCTTTTTGGAAAGTCACCCATATTTTAGATTTCACATTCTTGTTCATAAATTAAAGGCTTTTATTATAGCAATATTTTCATTCATTGTCAACTTTGACTTCAAAATCACCTTTGTAATCACTCCAGTCTGTGTACTGTTCTTTTTGCATCAGTTCAGCCAAATTATGTGTCCAAACTCCAGTGTTGGTGGCTCCCCAAGTGATATCATCCAGTTTGATAGTTGAATTTTTCAAAAGTTCAATGTTGGGCAATTTTACCGAAATCATACTGATAAAATTATTCTGCTTGATCCAAGATTTTTTGCTGATTTCATGTGCATATTTTACATCATAATCTAATGTCACTGTGAGTCCGCTGTGCAGTAGATTGTGTATGAGATTGTTCCAATCTTGCCAGTCCGATTCATTTTCTGGATTGAAACTTTGACTGGTTCCCAAATAGATGTGTTCCACATGTGTTCTATTGGCATATCTAATGATGTCAGGTACTGATTGCAGTCCCACCACAAACAGTGTCATCTTGCCTTTCATTTGTGTATTTTCAATCTCTTTACCCACAAAAAATTTAATTTTTTTTCTTTTGTCTGTGTTTAAAATCATTGTTGTCTCCAATCTATATAAGCTCTGTTGAATCCTGGACGTCTCTGTACACTGTCAGCAAACGCCTTCTGCCATTCTTTGTGCCTGTTATAGCCTTTACTCCAAAACTGTGCCACATCAATTACTCCTGTTTCAATCAACATTACTGCTTCACGCATGCACTCTATAAATTTTTTATTTCTTGGACTAGGAAAACCCACAGTGACAGCATGCCACAAAAGATTGCCTAATTTGCTGTTGATTGCATGTTCTTTTTCAGCAGCCACAACATAGAACGCTTCTGCATTGAAATGATCTCCCTCAAACATTTCATTGCGTGTGTTGAGATCAAACACTAGATCAAAACGACCTTCTAATTTTTGTGTGAGTTTTTCTCCCCAGAATTCTTGATTACTGTTGCCCAACACAGTGATGTCTGACTGTAAATTTTTATGTTTCATATACTTGTACAGCACAGATGCCAGAAACCCACTGCCTATGATCAAACATTTCACCTTGTTGTGCAGTTTGTGTCTTATCTGAGTTTCAAATTGTTTCACACAATTGATTGCACATGCCACAGGTTCCACAATATATTTAGGATCAGCTGCAGGCACTTTCACGTATGTGTTGTGTTTGCAATTGTAAACATCAGCATATGCAGGTTCACCTCTAGTTGCCACAACGTCTCCCACAGATATGTCTGTGACTTTGTCACCTATTGCTGTGACTTGTGCCAATCCTTCATGACCTTGCATGTGCAATGGCAACAGTTTAAAATTGCCCAACATCATATCAATATCACTTCTACAGATACCAGTCATAATGTTTTGTACTTGTATTTCTGTACTTTCTATGGGAGGTATTTCTATCATGGTTTCATGAAATTTTCCATCACCATATGTGCATAAAATTTTAGTTTTCATCATGCAGTCCTTTCATGTATCCACACATCATAATTAAACTGTTTTTGCCAAAAGTCTTCATTGTCCACCTGTGTGAACACATCTTTAATCATTTGTTCATATGCTGCTTCTGGACAAAGTCCGAGATCAAAACTTTTCACTCGCTCTCCTCTTTGATAACAATGTATGCCAATGTCTGTGATTTGTTTGCTGCGCCAATCTGCTGTGAGTTCATAAGTTTTGTTGCCATCAGTCAAAGTAATTTCAGCAAAATCATCCACATCATACACACCCTCTTGATTCACAGTGCCATATTGCGTGTTTAAAACATCTTGCAATTGCCACCTTTGTGTTTTTGTATTTTTGGTCACAGTAAAATCTTCATATGTGTTTGGATTCAAACCAATGAATATGCTCAAGAGATGCGGCATCAAGTCCTTGCTGACTCCACCAAAAGCTAATTTCTTATTTGTGAACCATCCACCAGGAGAAGGCACTCTGTTTTCATTGATCCAATTGATCTTGATCAAATCAGCTGCCTGTGTGCGCAATCTAAATTCTTCATTGTAGCTCCTCCACATGTTATTTTTACACATCATAAATCTCACATTAGGATAACCAGCTTTCAAACCTTTCCAGCGCTGGCTGTTCATCACCCCTGGTTTTTCCACAAACACAATCCTGCTGTGTTTTGCCATCAGTTGTGCTATGCTGTCGTGTGTGCTGTTTGGAGTGCAGATAAAAACAGCATCCAATTTAGGATGTGCATACACCGCAGTGGAAAGACTGGTGAACGTGGCCTGTTTGCTCTGATCTGGATCCATTGTGAACACTTTGTGACCCAGTTTGGTCAGTGCCTTTTCATACAACCTTCCTATGCCTAAACCAATTACTAATGTTTTCATATATCCAATTGTTTTTTATATTCTTCTATCTGTGTTTTAAGCGCCAGTTTAATCTTTTTGTAATTTTTCAACAATACCTTGCTTTCCCAACTTCTATCATAGTCACGTTCCTGTTCCATCTCCGCTGTCTTTCTATGATAATAATCAAATTCTCTTTCTAATTTTTTTAGACTTTTATTTTTTTTACTCATTGTACCTCCTCAAACAAGTTAGAAAATTGTGTGCTGGCATTCACCGTTTTTTTACCAGTGGCTCCTCTAGTGCCAATTATGCTCATCCAGAATCTACTGTATTCTTCAATCACTGCTTCAGCAGTGTCTCTACTGTCAGTGGAAAATACTGCTTCAACAATGTGTTTGAATTCAGTTTTGTCAAACTTTTCTTCTACCAACATAGCAGGCTTCAGTCCTTGATCATATTTTCTATTTGCCTCCTGCACAGCAAAAATGTGTGTCCAAACATTGTGAGCCATCTGCAAAGCATAACTGAAACTATCCCAAGATGTTCTGCCTTCCTTGCCCATTTTGTTCTTATCACCTGGCGCATAACAAGTGATGTCCTTCAGGGTTAATCTTTCACTGATTGGACTGTCTTCAAAATTATCAAATATTTTTTCCTGCAGCACAGCGTCTCTAAATTTGCGTGTGTCTGTGGCATATTTTTTATCATCAATGCTGGGAGCCATTCTATAACTCCATTTGTCTCTATCTTTGATGTCTGTTTCTATGTACAGTTGCCCATTTGCTGTGGCTAGAAAAGGTGAAGCACAATCAAAAGATATGGTAAAATTTTCATTGTGATATTTTCTCACAGCTCTTTGTATGTCTGTCAACAACACTGCCCACTCCAGTTTGCTGGTGCCTAAAAAATGCATCCAATCATGCACTCCTTTTTCCAACAGTCCATCAAATCTCAAAGCCACCAGTCTTTTCAGCACAAGATGCACATCACACATATTTTGTCCTCCCATTGCCCATCCATTAAAATGTGTTGTAGGATATTTTTTTGGATCGCAGTAGTCTTTCATTTGATCATACCAATCATCTGCCTGCTGGAAGTTTTCACCCTGTAATACGTTTAGAAATTTACAACTGCCTGTTCTATGTTTCATAAAATAATCATTGTTAATTCTTGTGCCATCCACAGCTTCCTGATAAGAATTGATATTGCTGGCTTTGGCTCCTTCTGGAGAACGCGATACCCAAGCAGGAATATCCAATATCATTCCGTAGTCCATGTTAGCATCCATCCATGCAAGCACTTGCTCTCGTTTTTTCTTCGCTTTGACACAGTTAACATCTTTCCAATTACCTTCCCATACACCTTTGCCTATCTGAAATCCGCCAGAGTCGCCCAATACAAAATTGTGAGAGCGATTTCTATTTCTGATTATTTCATCACGCACAGATGGCTTATTCATATTTAGGTCAGCATGTCCTGCTGAATACAAATGCCACTTGTAATAGAAATAAGTGTTGTTGGGACTAAGATAATTCATACCTGCTACCCCGTGATTGAATTGTTGTGGCATACGTTTGGCAGCAATATAATCTTTTACCATCAGTGCTTTGCCTAATTCACTGGCATAAAAACTGCTCAGAGCAGGCAAAAATACTGCGTAGTCTTTCTGTTGTGCTGTCAAATCAGTGTGCATCAAGTGTATTTTACGCTATTTGGTTTGTGCCGGCAGTATATAATTGTATTCAGCAATACCACTGTCCACAGAAATCTGCATCGCGCCTTGATCACTTATTTTCATTTTAATTTTGCCATCAAGATTTAATATACTGATCACTTGTTGTATAGGCCAACTCCAACCTTGGGTGAGTGTGCCCGCCACGTTGTTCTGAAATATAAAACTACCTGCGTGAGAGTTCACATCACCAAAGTAAAACATTAAATTTTTATTTTCAGTTTTCACTGTAAACACAGTTTCCTCCACGTGTGCTGCTGCCTGTAGTTTTAATCTCTGAATACTGGCCAGTGTGGGTTCAAACTCTATGTTCCAAGTTGTGCCTTTAAACTTAACTGATTTTAATTTTTCATTTATAATTTCAGTGTTCATAAATCTATAATCATTCTGAAAATCACCAGATGCGTTTTCAAAATGTATATGAGTAGGAATTTCAACCCCATTGCGTGTGGATTTGACCACATTCAATTTGGCGTCCTTTTGATACTCAGGGCATTTCAGATGCAGTGCTAATTTGTCTAAATTAGGCATGCCAAATGTGCCAGTAAATTCAGACACTTTGCTGTTGGTTATGGCTGACAGTATCACTGATCTATCTTCTGCCATACTTTCTATTTTGGTCTGATTGTCGTTGGTGACCTTTACTAGACTCAAGAAGCCCAGTTGATGAGTGTGCGCCACCATGTCTTGTAAGATGTCTTTCATTGCGTTCTCCTATTTGTTTATTATATTTAGGTCAACCCTATAAGTCAAGTTGTATTTGTTTTTGATATACTCTACCAAATTGACTTTGGGCTGCCAACCTAAATTCCGTAATTTTGTTATGTCTGCCAAATTATCCTGTCTTTCAAAAATTTCTCCCTTGCGCTGTTCAATTTCTTTTATATTCATCAAATCAGTGAGCGATTTGAGACTCATGCTGATGCCTGTGCCCACATTCAATACTCCAGATAGGTCAGTGTGCAACAGCATTTGAATCACATCCACCACATCTTGCACATGTATGAAATCTCTCGAATGATCAGTGATGTATTTCAATTGACCATTTAATAGTTTGGTCATAAACATGTCTGGTCTACCATCTTCCTCCCACACAGTGGTAAATCTCAAACCCAATGCTGATTTGGGGGCAATCAACTCCATAGCATATTTGCTGAATCCATAAGGATTTAGTGCAGGCTCAGCTGCTGAACTGCTGCTGGCATATATGATTCTTTTGCTGGCAAATTTTTTAAAAATTCTTTCACTGGCCATCACATTGTTCTGCCAATATTTTATAGGGTCAAGTAGACTGTCTCTCACTGCTGCTACTCCTGCTAGATGAATCACCACATCCACATCATAATTTAGATCACAAGTTAAGAGATCATCTCCGTTTTGAATATCCAGTCCAGTCACTGAATAAGTATTACACAATATCCCATTGCGCATTTTTTTATGTAATTTAAGATAGCTGATCAATCTGCTGCCTATGAATCCTCTATGGCCAGTAAGTAAAATTTTCATTTTGTTTTAACTCCTAATTGTTTGAAAGTTTGTTGCACACATTTGGCTTGATAGTAGCAATCAGCCAACGCATTGTGTAGACTTGTCTGCATTTTTTTTCTAGGATCTTCTGGCAACAGGTCAAACAGTGTTCTGCTGTCCCTAATTTGCCAATAGTTCCAAGGCACTGGTGTCTGCATCTGAGCATATAAATTTTGCAGTATTTGATAGTCAAACAAAGGTCCTTGACACCACAGTAGATCTAATCCCACAGCCCATTTGTTTAGCTCTTTGAGAAAAATTAAAACATTTGTGCGATCGTGATCACTCAGTGCTTCATCTTTGATTGCTGCTGGTTGCTGATTCCACCAAGTGAGTGTGCCTTCATCCACGTGACGGCCCAATGCTGTTTGTTCGTCCACATTCAACCTCCAATATCTACCTGAGTGCGGTTCAACATCTGCGTGTGGATTGAACTTTATTGCTCCTACAGTCAAAATAGCAGCATCTGGTCTGGTGCTCAGTGTTTCCAAATCTATCATGCCATATGTTGCCATTTCAAACTCCAAAATCAAATAATGAATTGAATGTGTTGTTTTGTTCTGTGGATTTGATATCCCAATTCAACACACTCAACAAGTTTTCTAATTTGCTGTCAATCACTGTGCCTTCCATAGCACTGTGATCAAAAGGTAATTCTTTGAACCACTGTGGCAATCTCAATTCATCTGTGGGATATGCCACAGAAGTGTAATTTAAAGGATTATGTTTGAGCTTGCACACAATCACTTTCATTCCGTCCACTATTTCTAAACTGTATCTATCATTGTTCATTTTTTTCAACATATTCCAATTGAGACTGGCCCTCACATGACCAGGCATGTTGGCCTTGCCTTTGTTTTTTTCTTCTTTGAAATAGTCGCCTATGTTGTTGGCACGTTTGGGAGATCCTTTTTCCCAACCCGGACGCAGTTTAAATTCATTTCGGAATTCAGTAATCCTATTCAGCACAGATTTTTCATCAGATTTTGTAAGAACCATCAGCAGTATTTCGCTGAGGAAATCTTGCACATAAACCGGCGTATCCGAACGTTTGAGATCCAACCCCATGGCTTTCACTTTGCCAGGTTGATCTTGATCCATGCGTTTGTTTTCTAACTCATATATTAGTACAGCGTATCTCTTTTTGGTTATGAACAGTCCTGTTTCACTGACTGTTTCTCTGCCCGCTTGTATCACTTCTGATCTATTTTTACCACAGTGAAATGCTTCCTGCATGAAGTTTTTGAAACTGTGATTGACTTCCTGTGCCACTTGATCATACAGTTTGATTATGCTTTCTTTGTTCCAAGGAATCAGTCCTTTGCTGATGTCATCTTTAAGCACTTTGTAAGCACTGAAATATGCACTGTCTGTGTCGCCATATATTATGGCATCACCTAGATGATCATATTTGCCTGTGATTACTTCATTAATTTTCGCTGCCATGTGTTTGCTGATAGCTCTACCTGTCAATGTGGTACTTTGTCCTATGCGTTTGTCAAAGAAACGACAGCCTGGATTCAGTATGGCGCCATACAATGAGTTAAGATTAATTTTTTTGACCAACTGTCTTTTATCCCAAAATTCTATTTCTGTTTGATTGGCAGCTTCTGTGGCTTTCTTTTTCATGGTTTGCATTTCTTTTCTCTCTTGATACCATGTTTTTAATAATCCTGGAATCACTCCTTCAAACTCAGTAGTAAACATGGTGCCATTGGCACTCAACATGATGGGATTATTGCTGTCAAAGATCATTTTATAAATTTCAGCAGCGCTTTTCTCTTCTGTGCGACCATTTTCCCAATCTATAGTGATGTTGATGTCTCTGCGTTGATTCATCACAAATTCATACTCAAGACTGCCAAATTTATTCTCCCAAGCGCCTGCAAAAGATTTGCCTTGCAGATTGATTTGATCACTTATGTATTGATCAGTGTAGGTGCTTCTCAGTTGTCCAACCACACATTCAGGAGCCATGTTGAGTGCACGTATGACCGACGGATACAGTGAATTCAAGTCCATTGATCCGATCCAATCATGCAGTCCTTTTTTTGGGAATGCCACATAAGCACCAGCAGCAGTGGTATTGTCATCACTCTGACGAGGTCTATTGGGCACTGCCATTCCACGTTTGTGAGCTTCGTTAATAATTGCCTGTTCTGTCACTGCCACCGCGCCCATGGTGGTTTGCATCAACACAGTGTTGGCGTGTGCGAGTTCATTGCTTAATTCTAAAAATTTTAATTTTTGATCCAATTTGTTCAATAAAGCAACATCTTGTCTATTGTATTCTATGAATGTTCTAAAGTCGTTGTTGTACAATTGATCCAACGTGCCTTCATACACAGTTTTAGTATCCCCCAGTTCCATTTCACCTATGGCATCCAGTCTATAGCTGTGTCTTTCTTCATAATTGTATTTGCGATACAACTCTAAACTGTCCATGTGTACCCTTCCCACAAGGTCATATGTTTCTTGCTCTCTGCCATATTTTTCATATGTTCTCTTCTTAGGCATTTGCTGCCACAAGCAAAAACGTCTTGTGTCATCCTTACTCAACACAGTGCTGACTCTATTGATAAGATAGGGCAAATCATATCCTTCACTGTTCCAACCGCTCAGCACATCCACGTCTTCTAGTATATCTAAAAAAGCCTTCAACATGTCAGCTTCTTTTTCATACAAATACACATTGTCTATGCCTTTCACTGCGACTTCTGCCTGTGCTCTTGTAGTTTTTTTAGGAATCAAAGCGAAAGTTATCAGCGATTGCAGCCATTGCAAATACACTGTGATGGCAGTGACCGGCATGAATGGTTCTTTGGGATCTGCGAATCCTTTTTCAGGATCAAAGTCAGCTTCTATGTCAAAAAATGCCACGTGCAATTTAGGCGCATCATGATTGAGATAGTTTTCACTGAGGCATTGAAATATAGGATTGATGTCGGATTCAAACAGTTTCTTATTTCTATTGATTGCAAGTTCTTTGTGAAAATCCTTTGTGTTTTTGCACAGTATTCTGCTGAGATTTTGACCATAGATGCTGCGATGTTTGCCATTGGAATCTTCATAATAAAAAGTGTATCTTATGGGATATTCTTTGAACACACGCAAACCATCTTTGCGTTCCACTATTCTGATCACGTCTTGATTACGATCAAAAAATGCGTCTATGTAACTCATATGTCTCAATCTGTGTCATTTAAGGCTGACACATACCATATGGTTGCTTGTGGCCAACCAAACCTTTATTTGAACAACAGTCCTATTATATATATCAGTGTAAGGCCTGTGTTTAAAATAATCAAGGACTTTTCTCTCCAAAGTACACCTACCAAAACCCAAATGCCATTGGCCACACAGAAAAGATACACATATATAGGATACACATTGAAAGCTGCCAAACTGGCTGCTACCAACAACACCACAGTGCCTGACCAAGCCAATGTCTGATATGGTTTAGGCTTTAACTTCATTGCTATCAAACACTCTGTTGATCACATTGTTTACTCGCACAAAATGTGCACATTTGGGCATGTCTTTGATACGTCTGGCACCTATGTATGTGCATGTACTCCTAACGCCACCCAATATCTGTTCCACTGTGTTTTTAACTGCGCCTTTGTATTCTAATCTCACTGTTTTGCCTTCAGTGCCTCTGTATCCATCCTTGCGAGCCCCATGACGTTCAAAAGCAGATTCTGAACTCATGCCATAAAATTCTATATATTTTTTAACTTCAATCTGTGGTGATTGATTCTGTAATTTATTTAATTGTACTTTTTCTTCAATAATTTTTCCACCGCCTTCATCATGACCAGCCAACAATCCGCCCAACATCACTGTGTGAGCTCCTGCTGCCAATGCTTTGGCCACATCGCCTGGCGCTGTGCATCCACCGTCTGCCATAATGTGTCCACCGACTCCATTGGCAGCATCAGCACATTCTATCACTGCAGAAAATTGAGGCACACCCACGCCAGTTTGTGTTCTGGTGGTGCACACAGAACCTGGTCCTATGCCCACTTTTACCATGTCTGCTCCATTGATTATTAGTTCTTCAACCATTTCTGGAGTCACCACGTTGCCTGCTATAATGGTTTTATCTGGATATTCAGATCTTATTCTTTTAACGAAATCCACAAATTGTTCATGATAGGCATTGGCCACGTCTATGGTAATAAAATTCACATCTGGATATTTTTGCAACACCTGTTTGAGAGTTTGATAATCGTTGGCATTGTTGTCCCATATGGCACCTGTGCCTGTGCATACACTCACGTGCTGCAGTTTGAGGCCTTTGCCCATTGCTCTGTCCCAATCCAAAATGTCGTAGTGTTTGCTCAGCACAGTCAGCATGTGATGTTCCTGCAAAACTTTGGCTATTTCAAATGTGCCCACACCATCCATGTTGCTGGCCACTATGGGTACAAATTTGGCAGACTGTCCGCTGTTTCTAAATTTAAATTCTCTGGTGATGTCCACATCTCTTCTGCTGCTGAGTGTGCTTCTTTTGGGTTTTAACAGCACATCACTGTAATCCAAATGTATGTTGTGATCTATTCTCATTTAAAAAAATCTTTTGCTGTGATTGCTCTATCGTCTACCCAAACATCATACACAGGTTTTCCCATAATCAGTTTGTGATGTTTGGCACCCCACTGTTCTAATTGTTGTGCAGTGAGTTGGCTCCAATCAAGTCCAGAGTTGCCACCTCTAGCAGTGTAATAATGAATTTCATGCCCTTGATCAAACAACTGATTAATTTTTTCAATGCGTTGCATGTCCGGTTGACTGTGTTGATAATCGCTGCCCTCAGTATAGCATATGGTGTTGTCTATGTCAATAATGTATTTCATTATTCCAAAAATACTTTGTAATTTCCTACCAAATTCATCACAGTAAACCAGGTGGTCAACACAGTGATCCAAACATTTCTCCTGCGTAAGGCACTGATCAACATGGTGGTGCTGCCCACAAGATAGCAAGGAAATACTAAATGCATCAGAGGATGGGGAGAAGTGAAAGTGAGAAACACACTGCCCATGATGGTGAACACCACACTCACACACTCGAAATAGAAAGCGGTCTTATCCGATTGATAACTGTGTTGCCAAAATTCTAATAAAGTCTGATAGAAATTACTTGTCTTTGCCAACTGCAATAACCAAATTTTCCAAACTATCAAACTCTTCAGCTACCTTGCTCCAATCGCCTTTTTGTGCAATTTTTATTGCTCGATTGATCAGCGCGGGTTTGATTTCCAACTCTTCAGCCACCGCTTTGATGGTGTCTTTTAAACCTGTGCTGAGGTCTTCAATTTCAGAAAGCACATTCACGCCTTCTTCCACGATTTTTTTAAGTTTGGCTTGCTCTTCTGGTCCGTATGTTCTACCTGCCATTTGTTTCTCCTTTGTTTGCGTTGTATTAGAATATTTTGTTAAGCTCTAACAAAAATTGACCACAACCCCGATGAGATCTCCGTGCTTGATGCAGGTTTGGATCTATACCCTTGCAGTCTAAGTTGTTCTGCTAGACTATGATACTCTCCACACAATTCTGTGTAGAATTGACTGATGGATCTCACACCATGTTTCAAATCATAGATTTCCAATTCAATGGAACCCAAATTGGGTTTGGTATTGCTGTATATTTTTAGTGTGCTAGTACTCATTTGTTTCTCCTTTGTTTGTGATATTATACACGATGATATTGTGTAAAGTCAATTGTTTTATTCTTTCTTTTCTTTGCCAGGATAATTGTAGTCATCTGTGTCACCAAAAACCCACTTGGAGTTCTGTTCGCAGTGATAATATTTGGTACTTACTTTGAAATCTGGTGCAGTCATTTTTTGTTTGTTCAAACTGGCTTCATACCACAACATTCTATTGTTTGGTTGTGCAAAATATTGACCATTGTCTAATTTGCCTATGTTGTGTCCTTTGTGCTCGGATGGCACTTCAGATTCTGAAACATTGGGCGTATTTGGATCAGAATGAGCACTGTCTATGGTGAACAAATACACTCCACCCATTTTGCGTCCATCTTTCAAAATCACATCCACTCTGCTGAATTGTAGATACTGTTTTTCAATCACAGTGATGTGATAGCTGAATCCGTCCCACAGTTGTAGAAAATCCAAAGGCAGTTGTTCACTTTCTTTGATGTCTGTGCGCCACACAAATGCACTCAACGGCAATTTGTCATACAATGCTCCATAGTCAGGCAAGTATGCTTCCACATAGAAAGCTCTGCGTGGAATAGATTTCATTGTGACCCACACACATGGAACAAATTCACCATGACCTTTTTGATGATCATATAGGAATTCTTTTTTGATCCAACACTGTGTATAAGGCACATTGACTACAAAGTTCATATACAGTAATTATGCAGAGATTATTTTACAATGGTGGTTTGTGGTGCTGGCTGTCTTGCTGTCTTGGCTTGTGCTGCGGGTGGCTTCTGGTTTCCTGCTGGCTGGGCTTGTGTTGGCTGGCTTCCTGCTGCCT